CCGCCGACTCCACCATTTTGAAGTATGTAACAGTCCAACGCCACCCACCAGGGTGGCGTTTTTCTTTGTAGATAAAGGGCTGTACGCCCATTGTGGTCTTTCTAGATTCTGCTGTATCCAAATACGCTGGGGGTATTATTGGGGGTATCAGAGCAAAATCGAACAGGGTCAAAAATATGGTTGGGGGTATTTCTGGAAAGCTTACGGATAAAGGGATTAAGAGCTTCATCAACCGCTCAGCCCCAGGCAGCAAGCTTGCAGATGGTCGAGGCCTTTATTTACTTATCACCCAGACCCAAACTGCTATTTGGCGCATCAAATATCGCATCGAAGGCAAAGAAAAAAGTTATTCCATAGGCGGGTATCCACAAAACAGCTTGGCTCAAGCAAGACTAGAGCTAAACGAGGTCAAAGCCTGTCTTACCAAAGGCCAGGATCCAGTCATTTCTAGGCGCCTTAATAGAGCCAATGCCGCTTCTCAGAGTGACAGCACCTTCAAGGCTGTAGCCGAAGAATGGTTCTCCATGAAAGAGAAGGAATGGAGTGCAACCCACTTCACGAAATCCAAAAGGGCTTTTGAGCGAGATGTTTATAAATCGCTTGGGGCACTGCCTATTGAAAGCATCACCCCATCCGTTATTGCCAAGGCAATTGAGACCATCAACAAACGAGATGTTCTAGAGACTGCCACAAGAATTTTGCAGCATCTCAATGGTGTGTTTCGTTATGCCCAGGCTAAAGGCTTGTGTGAGGGTAATTCTGCTGCGCCAGTAAAGGAAATTCTTCCTAGAAAGAAAACTAACGGACGTATGCCAGCATTACTGGATTGGAATTCTTTAGGCGCCCTCTTACGCGCTGCGGATGCTGCACGCCTCTCACCATCTGTGAGAGCAGCTCATCGTCTTCTCGCATTTAGTGCAACTCGTATTAGCAACGTTGTACAGGCTGAGTGGAAAGAATTTGATCTTGATGCAGATATTCCGATCTGGGTAATACCTCGAGCCAAGATGAAAGATCACACGCGTATTGGTGATCACCGCATTCCTCTGAGCCCACAAATCACTGCAGAGTTAAAGGTATGGGGGAAACTTTTTGGTAGACGAGGTTATGTATTTCCTTCGCCTACTGGTAATCAATACATCAGCCGCGAAAGTCTAGAGAAAGCTTATCGGGTAACACTCAATATGGCGGGCAAGCATGCACCACATGGCTGGCGTAGCGCCTTCTCTACTCTTGCTAGGGATAACGGCTTTGAACAGGATGTTGTTGAGTTGGCACTAGATCACGCACATGGCAATGAAGTAGTGCGCGCCTATGATCGTGGAGAACGATTCACTCAGAGAATTGAGTTATATAAGTGGTGGGGTGAGAAGCTAGCCCATGCGCAAAATGGAGCTGAGGTTATTGAATTATCCAAAAAAGCTGCATAGCTAGATTATTCTTACTAAATATAGATCACATCCAGGGTTAAAAAATGCAAATGTTTACACTATTGAGCGCCTATCAAAGTCATGAACACGATCTTAGAAAAATCTTAAGCTTTATAACTCCTGACATTAAGCATGATGGTGTTTACTCCCCGCAAATTGCAAAACATTTAGTTAATTCCGGGGTTGCTTTTGAGGGAATCTGTAAAGAGATTGGGAGAATTATCAACATCACACCTGGGGATATTGGTGCATACAAAGCGATGATGCTTTCTAATTTCCCCCAAATATGGCAATTTGAAGTAATGATTTCTCTAGAAAATAGAGTTCTTAAACCCTTACACGGGTGGTCTTCAGCAAATTTGGGTTGGTGGACTGCTTATACAAATTTAAAGCACGATTATTTTGGCAACATTTCAGATGCTCAATTGGTACATGCTCTTAATGCTGCTGGCGCATATTTAATAGCTATTCTATATTTTGGATACCTCGAGCACCACAAAAATAACCCTCAGATTCCCGATGCTTTAGCGCCGTCCCTACTGATTCCCAAGGATTATTCGTCAAGCTCAGGCTTTGACGGAGGAGGAATTTTTCATGAGTTCCCACTTATCATTTGAGCGCAGACTATATGAGCATTGAAAATAAATCACTTGTACTTGTAATTGGCGCCGGCGCAAGCAAAGAAGCAGGTCTACCTCTTGGCTCAGAACTCAAATCGCATATCGCAAAAGCCTTAGATATTAGATTTGATATTTCAGGGACAAGTCGAATATCCGGAGACCAAAAAATCGAGAGTGCTCTAAGGATCCTTACGCAAGGACCGAATGGAATGCGTGGTGATATTAACCCTCATTTATACGCTTGCTGGGCCATTCGTGATGCAATGCCTCAAGCAGCCTCAATAGATAGCTATATTGATGCACATAGAGACAACAATTTAATTGCAGAATGCGGCAAATTGGCTATAGCCACATCGATTCTTGAGGCAGAATCAAATTGCTTGTTACGAATTAACAACAGCAATGTAAATAACACTATTAACTTCCAAGCAATAGAAAATACTTGGTATGCAGCTTTTTTTAAGCTAATCGTTTCTGGATGTCAGCGTGACAATATTGCTGAGAGATTATCTAAAATTTCGATTGTTACTTTTAACTACGATCGATGCATTGAAATTTATTTACATGCTGCACTAAAAAACTACTACCGTATTGATAATCAAGAAGCCGAAGACTTATTATCAAACTTACAGATTTTTCATCCCTATGGCTACCTTGGGAGGCTAGATTGGCCATGCCATCATCCCTTAGTTGGGTTTGGTGGGACACCTCACCCACTTCAACTTGTTCAAGTATCAAAAGGTTTAATGACCTTTACAGAGGGTACTGATGAAAAGTTAAGTGAAATTAATGAAATTAGATCGATTATTAAAGCAGCTGATAAATTAGCGTTCCTTGGTTTTGCCTTCAACCAGCAAAATCTTGATCTTCTTTATGGATTTCCGCCACTAAATACCAAGCTTCATGGTGAAATATTTGGGACTGCGAAGGGACTTTCTGAGAGTGATGCAGAGGCTATTCAGAAAGAGTTCCAATATAAATATGGGTATGAAAGGAGCAAAGTAAAGATCAATAGAAATATAGTTTGTAGTGAATTTTTTAGCGAGTATGGCAGAAGCTTAGGAATAACTTAATTATTTATTGATGCTCAAACAACTCTCTCAAAGTGCGGCACATCCACAAAGCTCTTGAAATTCCCACCCCATCTATTCTTGGGCCCTAGGCTTTCCCAGTATTCGCCAACCGCACGTATTAACTCTTTATCCCAGACCAGCTTCCCATTCCAAAAGAAATTGAGATCTATAGCGCAGCGCCTCAAATGATTGCTATTCATAGTCTTTGATCTACCAGTCTTGAAATAGATCTCCTGCTGCTCCGGTGAACGCCAAAGCTCCCCTCCCGTAACCACCCATCCTTCAGCCGTGGCAAACTGAATCAGTCTGCTGACATCAATTAAGAAGGCTGCTTGCTCGATTACCAGGCTACTCATTGATCTTCTTTTTTCTTTGATCCATACATACGCATCTCAAAGATTTTCTCGACTGATCTTCCGCCAAAGTAAGCCAGCATCACTAACTGACCCCACTCGCCGAGGAGCTTTACATAGGCTTCATTGATATCAATACCCATGGCTGAGAGCAATGCAAATAACAGATAGGCTGTAAGGATGTACACGAGTGTTCCAGGTCTGATGTTCTTCGATAACCTGGAGTCACTGCCCATATCGGATTGCCAGCGGTTGGTCGCATTTTCTTGAGAGGCTCGATGCATCTCGGCTAGCAACTTGGATTCCTCTATCTCGAGTTCTTTTTGCTTCAGGGTGTATTGCAACAAGAGTTGCTCTTGCTCAATCTCTAGTTGCTTGAGCTTGATGAGATCTTCCTGACTGGGATTATCTGGAATACGCACCCCAATCTTGCTCTCAATGAACTCCTTGCCTTTGGCCTGAACTGCGCCCGCAAGTAGCCCAAGGCCATTAACGGCCAAGGTTTGCACTAGAGATGTGATGATTGGAAGCATGTCATTAACTCTTTTATTGATTCTCGAAGGTATGAATAAGTTTGGAAGTCCACCGCCCCAACACCGCCTAGGCTTTTTTTCGTGTTGGCAGTGGGGCGCAGTTACGCGCGCCCACACACCATGGTTACTTCAACACCCGCAGCCGCACCCAAACACCTGCTGCTAGCGGCAGCCTTCCCTTCTGCTAGCGTCTCTTGGCTCCCTTGGTTTCCGGTGGATCTTGATGAGGTATTGCTTGCTCAAGAGTTCCTTTTAATGCCTTCTCTTGTACTGGGAGTTGGCCTTCGTTCATCAAGCCTTCCACGATCTCCATTAGTCGATCACCATCATCCTCACCAAAGACTTTGGCTACGACCTCATGGCCATACTTGGCACATAGGCGGTCGTACTCTTGCTCTGGCGTAATCGTGGTCTTTGATGGGCGCTCGAATACCGTGACGTTCTCGCGCCCAAAAAGGTTGCGAAGGATGTTGGTCTCATAAGGCGGTACATACACATGGATAGTTGTGAAGGCATCCCTGCGCACTACCGCTTCCACCTCTTTAATTTGGAAGTCACTATGGATAAGTTCTTTGTGGTTCATGCTGTCATTCATTTCTTCCTCCTTATTGAATCGCCAATACCGCATGGGCATTTGCTCTTGAGATGGATAAAGCACAACGTAAGTTCACCATGGCGTACATGGCGAGCGTGTCATGCGGACGAATTGGGGCAACGATGTCTAAATCATCATCACGCAGCTTCATAAAGCGTGTGTTGAGGAAATAGCAGCGCTTACTCCACTCCACGGTGCGATTAGCCATGGCATCGAGCTCATCAAACTGGGGATCCCAGATGATCTCTACGCCCTTGAAGGCTAGCCCAGTGTTTACACCCGCACCTACGCCAGCATCGATATACTTGGTTTCACCTGATCCGGCAATATGAGTCACTGTCACTTGCTTACGATAGGTATCAATGAACGTGCCACCCGCGATGATGAAATCAGGGCTTCCGCCATGCTTAATACATTGACGCCATGCAGTCTCCATCTCACCCACTAAGTTACCTGGCGATGTTGATGCAATGTCCTTGACGGCATAGTTACGCCAGTAACTAGCTTTGGCTCGATCGATACCACCTACCGTGCCGGCATCTGGGGCAAGGCTTACTAAGCTATCTAAGCCGACTACCGCATCTGCGCCGTGCGAGCCGTCGCGGTGCAACTCCAGGTCTAACTTATTCAGAAAGCCTTCTCTAAGAACTTCTAGCTGCTCATCTAAGAGATTAATCAGTTGTACGCGCTCGTTGTATTCCAATTGAAAACCTCGCGCCCCACCCTCACGCACTTTGACGCCATTGCTAAATAAGCGGTCATAGTCGATATACAAGCCATCGACCGCTCTGCGCCATGGGAAGGAGGCTTGCTCAGTCGTATTGCGCTTATTGAATTTGACCGTCTCCTCGCCAAAGGCCCAGCTAAAGTTACTGCCATGCTCTTTACGGATGTTCTCTACGACGTTCTGCTTTGCGCCTAACAGGCTTTTTCGACCTTCCATCAGTTTTTTAAGGAAAGGTCTTTCTACGGCGATTTGATCGACCGGTAGATTGCGCAAGTACTCATCCAAGGAAACCTTAGCCAACTCTTGCAAGTCTGTATTTGAAATTGGCATATGCCACCCCTATCAATATGTTTATCTATTCGTGAATTAGTTGGCTTCATTCCAATTGATAGAGCGTGAACCTATCCATTGCTACGCCGCTAGTCGCGACTCTAGCTTTAACGCGGTGGCATGAAGCACTGAGATCAATTATTGGGGTGATAGGCAGGGGCTTGGGATATTTGTGGGGTTTTTATTGATATTTTGAATATAGTTGCATAGCTAATGAATATGTATTACACTACCTTCATGTTTGAACAATGTCTCTATTTCAATACCACCAGCCTAGCTCGTCAGCTAGAGCGGGAGTGGACGGGTGCTTTTAAGCCTTTTGGGCTTACCCCTTCTCAGGCTTTTATGCTCAGAGTGGTTTTAGATAAAGCACCGCTACTGCAAAGTGAATTGGCTAAGGAGATGAATATTAGCCGCCCTACTGCTACCCGCGCTTTGGATGGCTTGGAGCGCCTGACTTTAATTAAACGGCAAGCATCTGAGAAAGATGGCCGGGAACAAGAGATTCATCCGACCAAAAAAGCCATGGAGATGAAAGATGCTATTAATTCTGCCAGTGTAGCCGTAGCTAAACGCCTTAAAAAATCACTTGGAACCAGTCATTTTGAAGAAGCTGTAGATCAAATTAGAGGTATTAGCTCTGCCCTGAAATGAGCTCTTTTTTATTTCCCAAATAGTTGCATAGCTAACTTGTTGTTATGCACAGTCAAATGGAGAATCAAATGAAAATTGAACTAGGAAATACCACCCTTCGTGTAACCGAAAGCAATAAAGTGAGTTTTTCACAGGCGAAAAATGTAAGCCTTGAATGTGTTCATGGAGATATCTGGCTAACCTTCAATGACTTACAGGGTGATTTTTTACTCACCAAGGGGGAGCGACTCATTATTCCGAGTAACGGCATAGCCCTGATTCAAGGACTGCCGGCGGCAACAGTGAAATTCTCCAACCCTCAAATGGCACCAAGCCATCTAGCGAGGCTATTGAACTCAATACGCAATCATTTTTTAATCGCAGTAAGCCCATAAACAAGGAAAACAACATGCCAATCTTGAACGTAAAAGTCAGCGGACAAAAGAATATTGCCACTACCAAAGCGATACATGAACTATTGCTAGATCTCACCCACCGCATTCTAGGCAAGAAGAAGGAAGTAACCGCTATTGCAATTGACTATGTAGATCCTGAATGCTGGATGGTTGGCGGCAAGTTATTAAGCGAACATGGTAAAAATAGCTTTTACTTTGATATCAAGGTAACAGATGAGACCAACACTAAGGATGAGAAGGCTCGGTATATGAAAGAGGCCTTTGATGGGTTTGAGCGCATCTTAGGCAATCTGCATGAAGAGAGTTATATCTACGTGCAGGATGTTAGAGCTGCTACATACGGGTATGGCGGAAAGACCCAGGAATATCGATACCACCAGTAGGCACTCACCCCTTCGCACTGGTCTTTATGCCCAATGTGCCTGTCTGCCACCTTGGGCATAAATGAGCGTTTATTTGGTCGTGGCCATCAAGGGTTCGCAAGCCACCCCTTTGGGGTGCCCTTGACGGAATTTCATTCGAGTGTGATTGGCTAAATGCTTTGCGCCACTATTTGAATGTGTAAACAACCTTCCTTATAGGAAAGCTTGTTTAATCTGGCTCAAGACATCCGCTAAATTTGATCCCTTTGGATGATTTAGGCCGCTCGGATCAATAGATTCATCATTAGCTTGATCTAAAAATTTCACCATGTCTTGCCTTATTGATTCTGGCAATTCATATTGAAAATCAACAGGCAGAATGGATACCAACCTCAACACATCTCGCAAGTGCTTTTTGATGTCATCCGAATCAATCTTTTCACCAGCACGCTTGCGCTCACTCAGATCAAGCCAGGCTTTTGCTTTCAGCGGAATCAGAACGGGGGCATCCACCCAGATAAAACCAGGTTTTCTATCCCTTTTTATCAAACCGTAATAGTCATCATCTAGCAAAATCGCGGAAAGACTTGAAACATCTTCTGCTAGAGGAATCGCCCGCATATCGCCAATATCCCTCTCTCTAAGAAAGTCTGGCTTTCTTGAAAAGAGTTCAAGCATGAATGGGTATCCAGCGGTCTTAGGTTTTTTGAAGCGGTAAAACTGCCTAGTGGAGTCGCTCTTTTGCTGAATCTCGTACTCACCCGCCTTCACAAACTCCCAAAATTTCTCAATGAACTCAGGGGTCAGCGCATCAACAATCACAACAATATCCAAGTCTTTAGTAGTGCGGCTAAATAGCTCTCCGGCATTCTCCATAGCCAACTGCGTAGCGCTACCGCCTATCAACACATACTGATCCTCAAATCCTTTAAACGCTTCCTCAAAGACCTTAAGCCCTACTTGCGTTGCCATTAACTTATTCCTCTCAACAATTCTTTTAGCGCTACCTGAACTCGATCATCATCCATAGCCTCAAGACTTAAAAACAAAGAATATGGGTCTACGATGCCGTTATTGGCATCCCTCTCTTTGGTATTTAGAGCTTTAATTCTTTGTGGTGCATAACGCCAAACCTCTAATTCCAAAGCGCCATCGATTGCCTCGGGCACCACTTGCTCAGCATCTAATTCTCGCTCCAACTTGCGCCAGTCCAACTCTCCAATCGCCCGCATAATATTCTGAGGCTCTCCAAGCATGGTTTGCTTTGCTAGGGAGCTCAATCCCGCAAGGGGTAGCCCCTCAATATATGGATTTGGATTTCTAATCCACAGACGCTTACGTACCGGGCTTTGTAAATAAGGCTTAATGGCTTTCCAGAGCTCGCCCCCTTCAACTGTCACTCGCCAGAGTCGCCCTCCTCTATAAGCATCCATGTCTAACCAACCATGCTCCATCAACTCGCTTTTAATACGAGTCATAGTCATGAGGCTATAGCCCAAGTACATGGCAATCTCTTTTGGATTTAATGTGTCAGGCAAATTACCAAGCAGCGCATTAATCAAAAATACTTGTGTTGCCACATGCAGCTTTTCTTTAGTATCAACCTTTGTTGCTAATGCACGCTCTTGAAACTCAACTCCCAACGGGGGTAGGTAAGCCTGTTTAAACGGAATGATAAAAGGCATGCGCCTCGCAACCATCTCTTTGCGCGCATAAGCTTGAAGAGTATCTCCAACCCAAATAACAGGCACCCCAGCCTCTTTCTGAATAAGTGCCCTTTGTTTAAGTAAGGCCGGCAATGCTTGAACCCCGTCCTTATTGGCCATCAAAAGAACCTCGATCCCAGCCAGCTTTGCTTTGCCCATATCGTATGTTTGGGCAATATAGCGTGGTAATTGCGCTCCTTTCTCCCAAGCGCCCTCCTGCAGCAAATCCTCTCCTAGGGTTTGCTGCAAGTAGGTGCCTGCTTGAATAAATAGGTTGTGCGCATTCGTCATGCATCCATTTTAACACTGTTTTTAACTATTAACATACAGTATGTTAATAACAAATAAAGTATGTTAATTATATGATTTTATTGATATAAATATCAAATACCCATGCTTCCTAGGTGCTGAGCAATCCTATCCATCGGTTGTTCAGAACTAGCTACTGGCGCCCCTAGAGTTGCTGTTCGCGCCCGTATAGGCTGCACACTCTGCAAGGCTGAATGCCTCATGTTGGCAACGCTAGCAGTAGGCCTTTCGATTGCCTCATAGATAGATTCAATCATGGTATGCCACTGCTCCGGCTGATTGTTCTGCACAAAGACCTGCATGTAAAACGGATCTGACATGTATTTGTTAAAGCAGATTGCCTTATCAATGTGATCGATTTCATCTGAACGGGTATTTAAGAACTTAAGCATTTGCAGCTTTGCCTCAGAAACCAATTCGGAAGGCTTTTTCTGGCTATCGGCGATAGTCATCACGTTCCCTACAAGTTTGCCCTCTATTTCGTATTTACGAACCGCATCCTGAAGTGTGGCCACCATAGATTGCAAATCAACAACCTGCTTTTCTAGGTCGCGTTTTTCGTTAATCACTTTCTGAATACGTTCACACCCTCGCTTTGATTTGATGCCACTAGAGGATTCTGTATTAACACTAGGGTCGCCATCAGGATTCGAACCCGTAGGCCCAGGGTTCAAAGCCCGGTTAATTAGATCTTCAACTGTCTCAGCTTGAATCTCAGTCTTTGGAAGTGCATCAACGGTAATAGCGACTGGTGTGGGCAATATTTCACCTAGGTCATGGGCTTGTAGTGGCGCCGTAACCTCTGTAGCAGGCATAAAGGCTGGCACATGCACTTCGCCCTTAACAGGTGTAAATATAGACTCGGGCTCTAGAGCTTCCGACTCCTCCTCCAATACTTCGCCCTCAACAATATCCTCCGATAACTTGGTAAGAGATGTATTAGGGGTCTTACTTAAATCATCTAATAAGTTGGTTGCTTGAGTCCGACCCTGACTCTTACGTTCCGCCTTTTGGGTTTGTTGTGCCTGAGCGCTACGCTCCTTATCTAATTGAGCGGCTTCTTGCCTGGCTTTTGCTTGCGCAATCAATTCAAGTGCGCGCTCTTCCCTTGCCTTATTGCGCCTTGCAGCACTTTCGGCTGCATGCTTCTCATAAGCTTCTTTTTCAAGCCGCTCGCGCTCTTTCTTGGCCTCTCTATCCTGCACCCTCTGAATTGAGCCACCCTTGCTTAGAACCTCCGATTTAAAACCTTCCACTTCATTTGCTACTTGCGTCATTACCCGTCTCCTCTTTTAATAAATTGCTGCCGTAATTCATTTCAGCGTTTGTCTTTTGCTTTCGTTCCGAAAACCAATTCATTCCTAAGTTTGGGTCGTCATCGCGTAACCATCCCTCCGCTTGCCTTTCTACATTCGGTATAAATAGATTTGAATCGATACGATCGTCATATCGCAAGAGGGTCTCATGTAGGAGATTACGGATATGTTCGTAATCCATTCCTCTGGCTTGTAGGTTTTGCATCTGAATTGATAGATTAGTAATCATGGGTAAAACCTTGAGCCAGCTCTCTTTATCTTCTATGCCATCTGGTGCGCCGGTGGTACCTGCTCTTATGCGTAGATCGACCATGTCAAAGATTCGGTCTTTAGTGAGATCTGGCCAGTCATAGGTTTTCTCCATGGTCATGACTAGCTCACCATTAATCATGGTGGTCTTGGTGCTTGGTGGCCCCATGTAGCGCTCTACTTGCTCTTTGGCCAGTTCTTGTAAAAGTACCTGGGCGCTGTATTGCGCGATCTCTTGTAGCCAATCTTCTATCTGGTCTTTGAATTCAAATACGCGCCCTGATAGCGCTCTTTGTAAGATGTTGGCTTCGGTTGCTGTCTTGGGTCTGACTACTGTGGAACGTGCTGCATCTTGCAGTCCGGTAACTTGCTCCCAGTCATAACGTACTGCACTGGTGTCATAGACGATGGGGTCGATCTTGGGGTGACCTCTAGGAACAATCACTTGGTTAAGAGGCTTGCCTTCGGTATCGACAATCGTGATCTCACCAAATCTTGAATCTGAGTGCTTCTTAATGGTCTTTTCATTGATATCAGCTGATGCGACCCATCCGGGTATACAAAGATCTCGGTGTTGATTGAATCGATCTCTCGCTTCGTTATGCTCATCTTGTAGTCGCTCAGTCAGATCGACTAGGCTTGGGCCAATGAATTGACCATCTACTACTTGGTATGGCAATAAGAAGAAAGGGTACCAGCGCTCTCCTGCTCTTGGAGGCGAGTAGGGCTCACGCAGCCATTCAGTCGCGCCTTCCACCATCGTATAAACACGCTGGGTAGCTCTATCCCAGATCTCTAATACCGCTATTTGCTGATCATCACTGACTGGGCTTGATCTTGCATCTAGATGCATGGAGGCCAAGCGCTTGGCCTTCTTGTGCGAGGGCTCGCCTTGGCCTGGTTGGTAGATTTTGGCATTAGCCAAATTCTTCTTGTAGAGCGCTTCTGCTTGGCCACGCTTCATCGGAATGATTTGGCAGATCCAGTCCGCATCGGTGTAATCCCAAAACTCACAGATGGAGGGGTCGATAAGGAGGTTTTCTGTAAGGACTCTGTCGATTACTAAGCCTTCGGCGGATTGCACTTCCGATTGTTCATGTAATGACTTGATGAGCTCTTCTAACTCTGCTCTCTTGGCATCATGATGGTGCCGATCATCGTCTTGAAGATCTCGAGCTAAGTCTTCCATGGCCAGGAGGTTTTCTTGGGCATCGTTGATGCGACCCTGGATATATGAATCCTTGCTTGGGTCTCGCTGATACATCACTTTGAGAATTCCGAAGCTACAGGTGAGCGCCGCTCTTACAGTTGACTTAGCTCGATTCTTTAATTGAGCATGCTCTAGAGCTCTATTGGTTACCTTCTCCAATGTTTTGCAGAAGAGCTTGATATCCGCGCCCGAGTGGGTGGGTGTTGTTGATATTTCTGGATTGCGTGCATACACGTTAGGCAGCACTGCGGAGATAGTCCCGTGTATAAGGTTAGCTCTTAGGCTATAGAAGTCTTTGCCTGTAGGGTCGGCATTCCAATTAAAGCCTGCGACGGTATTACGGTTGTGTCTTACGCGCTTATGAAATGTTGCCCAGTGAGCGCGCGCATGAGTGATGCGGGCGATCCATTTTCGTTGGAGAGCTTTGGGGTCTTGTTGCACATATTATTTATATTGCACAAAGCTTGAAGGTTTGAATTTATTTTGAATTTACCTATGTGCGAAGTAAAGCCTTGGCCAAGACATACTCTACAAAACATTGATAATTAAGCTGCTTTAATATTCGGAAGAATTTTTTTAATTGCATTAGCAACAGGGATTGCCTTGCCGTTTCGCAGAGATCTCAACAGCCATTGCTCAAAATTCGCTTTCGTAGCTCCTTTTGCCTTCGCCGCAATACTTAATATTCCTTTATTGTCATACCACTTAAGTAACTTATAGCAATTCTTTTGAGAAATTGCAGACTGAATCTCGCTGGTGATAATTTGGGCCAAGCTATTTACATCCAAAGAACTTGTTTTCGTGGCGTAATCCAAGACCAGGGACCCAACATCCTTTGCATCACTTAAATCAATCTTCTTAAGAGTTCGATCTATTCTTCGACGGCAATATCGCATGACGCTTGATAACTGATTATTTGCATCCGACGCGTGCAAGAAAAGATCGTTCATTATTTGATCTAGTAACCTGTCAAGTTCCGCACCATCGTATCCTTCGTTTTGTGCAATCGCTTTCACAACTTCTGGTATTAGAAATAAATTCTCTATTTCAGCCACAGGCAAAACCTCGATTCCTTTGCTTTTAAAAAAAGTAATTTCCGATGGATCGTAAGCATCCGCATCAACAACTCCTGCACACGTAACACGAGTTAAGCTAGGATTAGCACGCATTGTTATGACGGCGTGAATTACTTCTTCGCAAGAGCCACGAGATATAACAGTCCAATTTGGATAGCATGCGCGATAAATTGCCTGATCAAGACTGCTCGCATCGCCTTCAACAAATAGAACCGCTCTTCGACTACCAAGAATAAGACTTACTACATTCTCAGCAAAGCCGGTGTTTTCTGGAACCGCCTCTACAGTCCAGCCTTTTGAAGGAGAATAGTCTTGAATTACAAACTTTTGCCCCTCCCTTGATGCAACAAATTCCAAGTCATGGGAAATCACCACAATTCCGCAGTCCGGTCTTGCCGCCTCCAATTCATCCCATAATCTAGCTAAGATGGATCGATGTATATGAAGCTCTGGTTCATCAAAAATTATCAAGCTATTCGGCGCAGCTGCTAATGTTTGACCGATCAAATAAAAGGTCGCTCGTTCCCCATCACTCATTTCATGAGCGGGATAACCTTCATCAGATTCAGAAGCAAAAACTTTTATGTTGTCACCAGAAATATCTAGCCTTCTATGGGGGAGTAGACGCCCCCAAATTTCATTAAGCTTTTCAAATTTTGTTGAAATAGCTTCTTTATTTAAGCCCGCTCTCGCATTCTTGTGGGTCTGCAAGGATGTATTTGATTGCTCTGCAAAAAGTACTTGCAATAAAAAATCATAATCATTTAATAACTGAACGGCTGCTTTTCCACCCCATCGATTCCCAAATCGATTCCCCAAAGTGGCACCCTGACCAGCGTAACCATATCGAAGCCCACGAGCTGCAGTATCCTGGCTAACCTTGGGAACTTCGGGATTAAGGCTTAACGCTCTATGAGCTGAAATTCGGTGCGCATTTTCTCCCACCATTTCTTCAATCATTACGGCCAGCCGAGTTTTACCTCCCCCATTTGCGCCAACAAAATAAAGAGATGTGCCAGCCTGAACCTCAAACTCCATAGGTCCCGTTGATGTTGGGATAGAAAATGTGAAAGTCATATGTCGCCCATGCTTATTTAGTAAGCCTTATTGTATATTTAGCTAGAATTTGAAAAGCTATAGAGACTCATTCGCTAGCCCTCCTCGTCCGCATCACCCCATATCTAGTTGCATCCCAGGCATGATCTTCAGCATCGGTATCTACGTCTTCTGGGTTTAATGAGTCTGGTGGCAACTGTGGGATGGTTCTAAGCCAATGCTTGCAGGTGCTAAAGACCTTTAACCTATCTTCAGCTAGTAGCCGGATAATTTCTTGGGCTCCATTTATCCTGCTTCTTGGAGCGTTGTAGGCCTCAGTCCATTTCACACCCTTATCCCTGAAGATTTGTCCGATCGATCTCTCTGCTCCTATTTTGGAAAAGATGGATGGGTCGGCTAGGTTCAGACGGTATTCATATCCAAGACGTTGGTCGTGTATTTCGATCTTCTTAATCTTGTCTGCAACTACTGTTGCATCTTCCCTAGTCCCGGTGTTTTCTTTGTCTCCATATCCATAGAGCTCCCTCCATAGGTAATAGACTCCATCATTAGATAGAGCAAACCAATACACGGCATATGGCCTGGCATACCCCCAATCCATCGAGCGCCACACCTTCCATGTTGGTGGAATTGCGAAGGGTTCTACAACGTGTTTAGAGGGCTGCCATACGCCTTCCAAGAAACTTCCCACGTGGATATCCCAATCACCTTCTAACCAGGCTCTGCGCCTGTTTGGATCGCTTAGTGACTCTAGGCTCATCAGGTAGTTGGGGTCGTTTTTTAGGAGATGGGTGTTCTCATAAATCGTCGAATGAATTCTCACTCTTGGTAGCGTACCTTCTTGTCGAATGATCTGTCCTGCTGGAATGGCCCCAATCTGAAATCTTTCCTTAACCGATGCATGCCCTACTCCAAATGGATTGCATGTTGCCCTCACCATTCTTGGCATCCCAGGATGGGATGATCGGCAAGTGGAATGCATTGCTTCGTAGAACGAGAGGTTGCGCCAATTTGTGAGCTCTTCAAATCCTAGCCAGGGGTATTCATGGCCATGGTAATTCCAGTAGTCGTCTTCGTTAGCTCCATAACGAAAGTACAACATTTCCCCTGTGGGCCACTTCCAGACATAGTCAGATTCATTGAACTTGGCACCAGGGAAGATTTGATAGAACCAGCGCTTACTCTTGGCTACTACGTCAGCTAGTTGCGGGTAAGTTAGACGAAAGAGTGTTCCGCGCCAGTGATCCCCAAAGCCTCTACCAACATGTTGGGCATAGCTCATGAGTAAGGTATCGGTCTTACCCCCTCCTCGGGTGCCCTCTAGCAATACTTCATACACAGGGCAAGTCAGAAACAAAGTCTGACTACCGGGCAATGGTGCCCAGATGGTTTTCATGGACTAGTGTTTTACTTGGGCGGCTTGCTCCCAATCATCCATACTCATCGCCCCTGGCACTACCAAGACCCCACTTTGAAGTGGCGCCCCATCCTTGCCGGTATGTTCGATTGCAGATAGGCGCGGGTGAACATAGGGGGCAGCGTGTCTGGCAATGGTGGCAGCCATCTTCAAAAGCTTGATTCGACTCTCAGTGATCATGATGTCATGATCATGTCCTACACCTTCATGAGCATGATCATCATGCTTAGTGCAGTTTTCAGCCTCCTTGTAAAGCGCCATCATGGCGCTCATCATGACTTCTAAGGGTGTGATGCCTTGTGCAGCAGCTACCTCTGCGATTTCACGAGTCCTCTTAGTGAGGCTGCCCTCTTTACGCCCTGCTCCTGGCCTAGCTCCTCCTTTATTTGCTGGCTTTAGCTTTAGCTTTGATTTCTTTTGATTGTTTTCAATCATGATGATGCTTCTGGTCTTCTGATCATCTTCAAAAGATGAGGTTGCAATGCCACTGAATCACCAAATGGTTCATCAAACTCGATGATGATTCTTTGGAACAGATCATGACGACTTTGAGCCCCGCGATGCTTTACAACTGTGCCTACGCGGCCACTTGGAGTTTTAACGATCGATCCAATTGGGAAATCTTCCATATCAGGTCGATCAATGATTCCGGCTATACATGGGTTAGCTTGCATGGGAAGCCTCCGTTGTAGCTGGGATCTCTTTTCTTTTTCGCAATTCAGCAAAGATTCTGGTTTTGAAAGAGTCATAACTCTCCGAGCCTTGAGCTCGCATTCCGAGTTCTCGTCCCTTAAGGTCGATTCCCTCATTCGATTTCCACCAGGTATCTTCGGAAGATTCTAGGGCTTTCCTACGTATCCCTTTGAGAATGGTCAGAACAAATCCAGCATTGATCGGGGTAGAGCTTGATGCCCTCCTTCGCATTTCCTTTGCCTGGGCAATAGCCACCTCAACATCTTCAACGGTTAGGCCTTGTTGAATGAACAGGACAATACGCTCATCGTCTACTCCAATATTTAAACCCTCCTTTTCAAAAAGAGTTTGAATTTGTTTTTTCCTTTCACCATCGCCTAGTAAAACTTTTTCGATTTCACCCCCATTGTTTTGTTTGTCTGGTGTATGGAGATTGGTGACTGGTGTTTGGTGTCTGGTGTCTGGTGAGCATTGCGTTCGCAATGCGGTCGCAATGCGAACGCATGCATTGTGAGGGTCATTTTCTTGGCGCAAATCATCTGACTGAAATGCTTGCCAACGGCCTTCAGCACTGCGCCTGGCTTTGATTTGCTTATCTTTAAAGCGAGCTATTTCATGATCACAGCGCTCTTGTCTCCAACCATCATCAGTGAGAGTAAAAAATTCATTTAGGACCGAGACAACTGAATTTTTTTCTTCTTTTGATCGTGCATTAATCAATCGTTGCACCAGCTTCAAATCAATCGGCAATGGTTTTTCTGTGGCGTAATACTTTCTAATTAAACGGCTATAAGTAGCGTCTTCGATAAAGGTTAGATGTGCAGTAGCTTCTGCGTAATCTCCTATGTGATGCTCGTAATAATTCATTTAATACTGTCTCCGCGTTGTTCTTTTCTTGCATGAAATAATTAGTGCAAGAGATGAATCTAACAATCGGAAAGCGTATCGTCAAACGCGTTTTTTCTGAATTTATTTTTAATTTATTTATTTAACAAATATCTGTAATCCTGTTTTGAAAAAGTCGTGGGAATTTATTTCTTGAGTCGAAGTCTTAATTGATCTACGCGTGTCCACCGTTCTCTTAGCTCTATCAGAATTTACTGACTGGGCTGTAGTGCTTTATTTAATTGGCTTTTGTTACTTCTATGAATAAATATTTTTTTGTAGTCAAAAATTAATTTGTGTTTATAAAGTGGGTATTGACTTTTGATTGACCACCTAAATTTCATTGACTACATTGCAACTCAGCAGCACACAAAATGATTCATAACAAAACCTAAAATGGAGATTAAATTTAATGATGGCAATTCGCTTATACAGTCTGTATCGCTCATATGGATACACAAAAATGAGTTCTGCGAAGATGGCTTTGCAGGTTTATCGAAAAAATATGAAACGCGCCCGGCATGGGGGTAATCATGAGTAATACGAATCCACAAATACCGCCAATAACCCTGATGAGAATTCCGCAAATACTAAAGGTGATGCCAGTTTCGAAGTCTAAGTTCTGGCTGATGGTTCAGAAAGGTGAGTTTCCGAAGCCGACTAAGATAGGAAGATCATCGTTCTGGACGATTGAGCAGGTTCAAGCTTACTTGCGTGAAAGGACGGGCAATTCTTAGGATTGGATGGCCCCTGAGGATTCTCAGGGGTTAGGCCAAAGCTTGCTCAACGAGAACATCTGCTATTTTTCGCTTCAATTTACTTGAATCTTCTATTAGGGACTCAAGCTGATCACACCTAGCAAGCAACTCGTCAACTTTAGAGACAATATTTAATTGCTCCTGCATAGGCGGTAGAGGCATCCAAGTGGAGCGAATAATGTCTATATTTAAATTGGGTTGACCCTGGCCTTGTGCGGCTACATTTAAAAACCAATCAGATAGATGCGTCAAATACAAGTACAAGTATTCATCAAAAACAAATTTACTTAAATTTATAAATGCAGCTATACCGTCGTTAAAAGTAGTCTCAAAATCACAAATTGCGGGTATTCCAAGTGTTGCCCCACTATTTGTGAGCAATACCGTTCTACCCTTTACGAGCCTTGTTTTGTGTAGCCCGGCCTCCTTGATCGAAGATGTCCACCCTTCTACCATTTTTCCAGATGAGCGTGTTACGTCTCCCACCTTTAAAAATGGAATATGGCCATCATAGAAACGAATATCTCCGGCCGGTCGAGGTGATCCACCTCTAACCACCTCAGCAATGATCCCTAATCTGACCCAACACCATGAGGCCGGAATGCTCACCTTTAATAAATCTAGGCCATCAAAATCAATAAACCGGCCTTTATCCCTAATTCCACCTTCTGATATTTGCAAACCTCTATCAGCTTGCACATCCTCCAGCAATGTATTCGGCCCAGAGCTAATTTGAGCATTATGGGTTAATCGACCCTGTACACCCAACCTTATGATCAAATCTTTTAGGCCTCTGATCCCAATATCAGAAGTAAATAGCTCGTCAAAATTTTCGATAATTTCGCCCCCATTGGGATGCTTGATTGATTTATCGAGTGAAGAATTAACAAACTCGCAATGAACTTCAAGAGCGGTATTTGTTGCCCCCTCCAACCCATCGCATAGAACCATAAGCTCATTTACCTTAGAGACAATTCGACATTGCTCTTCTAGAGGAGGAACTGGAAAAAACAAGGGATTTAATTTTGCGAGAGAAATATTGGCAATATTTGTTGTTTGACTTGAACTCTCAATTAGACTAGCTCGAGTAGAAGGGGCCCTTAGAAATATCATCAAATAATCTGGATTGATTGATGTAGTTCTGAGCACACCCAAAAATCCACCAAATGTTGTCTTTTCTTCTAAAGAATTTACTAGTGCGACTTTACCGACAAGCTCTCTGCTATTTGCCATAGACATCACAATATCTTTTGGCTTAAGGATTTGATCCCCTCTGGAAACAAAATTTTCACCGATATACAAGAGATCATCCCAGTCAATTTGATCTTGCACATTGGAAGTCCTCAAACATGCAATCCGGCCTGGTTCTTTGGTTTTAGATTTTTCGCTTCCTGGAAATGTAATACCTCTGACAATATCAACGACATCGCCAAGACAGGTGCCACTCCAACCTTTTGGCAATATAAGATCACCGTTCTTGCGAATTATTTTTGTATCTTGCTTTCGTTTTGAGTTAGCCCCAAAAGACTTCAACCGAGACCGCTCAAGGTCAATTTTCATTAGTATGTTTAAGGCTGGTTCCTCTGCCGCATCCTGAGAGACAAGCTTGCCTTTAATAGCCAACTCAAGGATTAGATCCCTCAGCTTATTAGCTCCATATAAAGCAGACTGCGAATTTGTTGAGCGACCGCGCCCACTCCTTTTGATATTCTCGGCTGAAGTCCAAATATCAATATTATTTACAAGCAACTCCGATAAAGAGCTCATTCACTTATTCCAGTTTGAAGTGCTTGAGCAAGAGCAATCCTAAGCTGGTCTCTTAGGTTTTTGACGTCATCTTGCAATGCAGCATATTCCGAAAGTAGCACTCTCGGATCACGTATATCTTGCTGGTTAACGTGAGGATTTTTTATATCAAAATTATAATTTCTGGCCTTGATATCAAGAATGCCAACCTTCCAGGACTGACGTCCTTCCTTACGCTCCTTGAAACTATCGCCTTCGTTACCCCACCATTTTTTTTCAGCCTCAAACTCTTCAATTCTCATTGGCTTTGTCTTGTTATAACTCTTTACTCCCTCTGGATAAGGATGCTCATAAAACCATATATCTTGAGTTGGGGTGCCTTTAGTAAAGAAAAGAAGGTTTGTATTGATTGTTGTGTATGGTGCAAATACGCCTTTTGGTAAACGTACGATAGTGTGTAAATTGCATTCTTCTAAAAGCTTTTCTTTGATACGAGTCTTGATGCCCTCTCCAAACAAGAAACCATCGGGCAGCACTACCGCCGCGCGCCCACCTGGTTTGAGCATTTGCATAATCAAGACTAAAAAGAGATCTGCAGTTTCTCTAGTTCTAAATGCAGCTGGAAAGTTGGTTTCAATTCCATCCTCCTCCATGCCGCCAAAAGGTGGGTTGGTAACCACTACATCCACTCTCTCTGATGGACCCCAGCTAATTAAGGGCCTTGCTAAGGTATTGTCATGACGAATATTGCTTGGCACATCAATGCCATGAAGAATCATGTTGGTTGTGCAAAGTAAGTGTGGCATTGGTTTTTTCTCAATGCCGAAGATGCTCCCTTGTAATTGAGCTTCATCTTCTAATGTTTTGACATCTTGTTTTCTGATGTGTTCAATAGAGCATGACAAGAATCCGCCTGTACCGCAGGCTGGGTCCATTACCTTTTCACCCAGGCGTGGGTTAACCATCTGCACCATGAATTCAGTTACTGCTCTCGGGGTGTAGAACTCGCCTGCATTACCAGCCGCCTGGAGGTCTCTCAGAAGCTGCTCATACATATCGCCGAAGAGATGGCGCTCTTGGGCTTTGTTGAAATCCACGCCCTCTTGAATCTTATTGATCACCTGACGAATTAGCTGGCCAGACTTCATGTAGTTATAGGCATCCTCGAATACGGAACGAATAACATAGGCACGTTGATCGCCGCCTTTGGCCTCTAGGTTTTGAAGTGCGGGAAATAGATCGTTATCTAAGAACTGCTTTAGCTCATCGCCGGTCATGCCCTCAGCATTAGCCGCCCAATTTCTCCAGCGGTATTTTTCTGGCAGTGGAGACTTGTATTTATCTTGAAGCAATTCCCACTCGCTCTCACGATCATCAAAGATCTTCAGGAAAAGCATCCACACCAATTGACTCAAACGCTGGGCATCACCATCAACACCCACGTCTTTGCGCATGATATCTTGGATTGATTTAATAGTTGAACTAATACTCATAAGTGGTAATGCCTATCTATTGGGGTGTTGCTATGAATTTTAGGCGTAGAGCTGGTTTTCTAGCTCATGTAATGCAGCTATATAGCCTGGCTTACCGCCAAAGGCTGATACAAGTTCGCTGGCTGTGCCCATTTTACTAAACGGGTCTAGGGTCAGAATCTTAATATCATCGATATTCTCGATACCAGTATCTGCGTATTTTTCAAGTAAGGCCTCGAGAACCTTGCGAGCCTGTTCGCCATACTTGGTGAAGTAGTTACGCTTTTTGACTTGATCTGCACGCTCCCTACGAGTGAGTGCAGGCTGATCAAATGCAACATGGCAAATTAAATCAAAAGCATCGCAGTCTTTATTAACTTCGATTGCCAACGCCTCCAGTAAAAGACCATGCTCTTCTAGCTCCTTAATTACAGCAGCCTTACGCTCAGCGGAAGTCCACCTCTTTAGAAATTGATCTAGCGTTGAATAGTCTTTTCGTACTGCTTTACGGGTGTAGTCCTTTAAGGACTCTGTAATCAACTTACCTTCGGGTCCGTAATACTGAACCCGCTCGGCAATAACCTGAACCTCTACGTCACCCACAAAGTATTTAGCTCTCACACCCTCTGGTCCAGGAGGAAAGCCAGGGGGTTCTGGAGGAACGGGCGGCTCAACTCCGGGAGGCGTTGGCGGCTCCACCGGAGGAACCGGGGGGTCATCAACCCCAGGCTCATAGATAACAATTGGCGGACCATCAAATGCCTCATCAGCAAAAAGCTCAGTAGCCTTTTTAAAGTCCATGATGGTGAACCAGTACTTGTCGTAATCTTCGTTAATGCGGGTACCACGCCCAATCATCTGCTTGAATTCAGTCATGGACTTGATATGTTGATCAAGCACTACTAATTTACAGGTCTGAGCATCTACACCAGTAGTCATTAGCTTAGAGGTTGTAGCAATTACTGGATAACGCTCTTCTGGGTTAATGAAGTTATCAAGCTCAGCTTTACCTTCTTGCTCATCACCGGTAATACGCATTACGTATTTACGATTTTCTTTGACTCGCTCTGGATTTAGATTAACCAAGGCTTGGCGCATGCGCTCCGCATGATCAATGTCATCACAAAATACGATAGTCTTAGCAAATGGATCAGTAGCCGTTAAGAACTCAGTGATTTTCTTTGCCACCAGCTCTGTACGCTTTTCTAAGACCAGGGTTCGATCCATGTCATTCTGGTTGTAGATGCGATCCTCGATTAATTGACCACGTTTATCCACTTGTCCAGCGCTGGGTCTCCAGCCTTGGAGATCTCTATCGATATCAATCCGGATTACTTTATAAGGGGCAAGGAAACCATCTTCAATACCCTGTTTTAGTGAGTAGCTGTAAACAGGATCGCCAAAGTAAGTAATGCTTGATATTTCTTTGGTTTCTTTTGGCGTAGCTGTTAAGCCAATATGCGTGGCAGAAGAAAAGTAATCCAAAATCTCACGCCAAGCTGAATCTTCAGAGGCGCTGCCGCGATGACACTCATCAATCACGATCAAATCAAAGAAGTCTGGAGAGAACTGCTTGTAAATATTCTTTTCTTCATCGTTACCAGTAACGGCTTGGTAAAGGGATAAGTAAATTTCGTAGCTCTTATCAATCTGACGCTTGCTGATCTTAGTCATTGCAGCGCCAAATGGCTTGAAGTCATTATTCTTGGTTTGATCTACAAGGATGTTGCGGTCAGCTAAAAATAGAATGCGTTTCTTTGTGCCAGACTTCCATAAGCGCCAGATGATCTGAAAAGCTGTGTACGTCTTCCCGGTACCGGTAGCCATTACCAGCAGAATACGGTTGGCGCCATTAGCTACCGCTTCGATTGTTCTGTTGACTGCATTGACTTGGTAATACCTAGGTGCGCGCCCAGTGCCATCGTCGTAATAAGGCATTTCTACGGTATTTTTTGCCTCAGGGGTATCAACACCCTTCCATCTGCAATAACGCGCCCATAGCTCTTCTGGCGACGGGAATGCGTCCAAAGAAAGCTCTTGCTCTACCTTATCCGCCTGGCCAGTTCGATCATGCATTAAGAATGCATCGCCATTTGAGCTAAAGACAAAAGGAACATCCAGCGTTTCCGCGTAATCAAGTGCTTGCTGCATTCCTGCGCCAACACTGAGGTTGTTTTCTTTGGCCTCGATTACGGCGATGGGAATATTAGATTTGTAATACAGAACGTAATCTGCGCGCTTTTGCTGTCCGCGGGTATGTAACTTGCCGCGAACAATGATGCGACCTTTAGTAAAACTTAATTCCTCGCGAATTTGAGCGTGCAAATCCCAGCCTGCGCCAAGAATGGCTGGCGTAATGAATTTCGTACAAATATCTCGTTCGCTAAGGGATTTCTTGCTCATTCAATAATGCCAAAAGTTATATATATCCCTTAATAATATAAGGAAATCAGTCATTTAATGGCATTTTTAGGGTTTGCATCCCAGGCTCACTATCTGAGCCTTTAAAGGCATACACTTAAGACGACGCAACAGGGGAAAGTTAATGAAATATCAATTATGTTTGGTCGCGCTACTCATCTCGGGGATTGCCCATAGTCAGGCTATTTATGGTCCCAACGGTGAATACAAAGGTTATATACAAACCTCTCCCAATGGAGTGTCTAACTCCTACAGTGCTACCGGAGCATTTCAGGGGTCAGCTCAAGTGCAAGGCAACCAAACAAATTTCTATGGGCCTCAGGGTCAATATCAAGGAAATATCCAAGCGCCGATTACTACTCCACCAAATACGACAATTGGAACACCCCCACAGGTGAATCAAGTACCCAGCATCAAGAGTTGGTGATTGGATAATGGAGGCATGACTAACTATTCTTCCTCCAATTACCCTCAAAAATTTTCAGTAGATGTGTTTAGCGAGCGCCGCCCTCTAAGTGAAGACCCTTGGCTACGCATAGGTGAATTCGATGATCTAAACCAGGCCATAAATACCTGCAAAAAGGTAGTTGACGACTTTTTGAACTCACGTGTAAGTTCGGTTAAAAGTGCTGACCAGCTAATTGCCGATTTTCTCTATCACGGTGACATGCCAGCTATCAAAGGAGCCGAAAATCTCAATAGCTTTTATATTTATGAGTACCTTGCTCAGCGATGTAGAGAGATTTTGCCCACCTGAGGCCAACTCAATCCACGCTTAATCAATGTTTTGGCGGTAAGCGCGCTGGTAAGTGGTCAGCCTAAAAAGTGAAGCCTTGTGGTTATGGGCTTTACTGCCTTAAATGGTTCTGCGTCAAGTCACTCCTCATATTGTTCCAGCAACAAATCCTGATTACAGGGCAGTTTGATAAAAAACGACCTAAATTGCCCCAAAGCTAACAGCTGACACAGAATTTATATACTTTTCTACTAACGCTATGACTATAGGGCCAGTAGAAAAAGGTAATTTAGGATGGACAGGACCAAACAACGTAATATTCAGATTGGAGATGTAATCAGATCTCTCGCCTGCCAAGCATTTATGAAAATTGGAGAATGGGGTATTTATGAGCAGTTTTAAAAATTCGTTTATTCAAATTGAGCAGGGCAATAGGCGTTTCCTATTAACCAAGTTACCCGCCTCCGTTGTGACGTCGATTAGCTATGCTGCAATACGCGGAAAATCCACAGAAGATGGAGCGGTTCAACGTGTTCTAAATAGTTCGCGCATAAACAGCATAAAAAACTTCACGCTTCAAGGAGGGGATTATCCCAACTCAATAGTTCTTAATTGGATTAGCGCAAAAAATCCGCTAAAACTAACTAAAGATTCCATCTCGTTTCAAGTACAAGAAAATTCCGCTCAGATTATTGATGGCCAACATCGGGTTGCGGGAATTAAGGCGGCAATAGAAGAACAATCATCGCTAAGTTCACTGGAGTTACCAGTAGTTTTCTACGAAAATCTTTCAACAAAAGAATGCGCTGATATTTTTCTTTCAATCAATACAGAACAAAAGCCAGTACCAAGAAGCTTGGTATTCGATTTATATGGAATAGCCAGCGAAGGAATTGTAGACTCGGCAGCTGTTCGAGCGCGCGACATAGCAATGTTTTTGAACTCTGAAACGGGCTCCCCATACGAGGATGACATAAAGATGCCGGGCACCCCCACAAGAAGAGGTGGAATCGCTCTATCAACCGCAGTAAGCGCAATAAAACCACTAGTGGAGGAAAAAGGTGCATTTGAGCAAATTGGCCTAAAAGAACTAGAAATGCAAAAGCAAGTAATCCTAAATCTTTTTAGAGCATTGCAATTAAAATATGGTGCGGCCTGGTCAAATAAAAATAATGTCTTCCTATATGCAGCTGGATTCATGTCAGCCCTTGATTTTTTAAAATTAAAATTGATCCCATACTGTACAAATTCAGGGTCATTTACAACGAAGACAATTGAATCTTCACTTTTTCTCACTGAGGGAAATTTAATATTTCAAGAGGAAGTTAAGGGTCTAGGAGGTGCGGGCGCTCAAAAACGAATTTACCAATTTCTTGTAGATGCATTTCAACCACCCAATCAGGGTAGTGGTATTTTTGAAATCTAATAAAAAATGCATAATGCCCAGGGCTACGCCAACAGCATCCTCCAAGCAAACCAAAACCTCTCAAAACAATCCCCAACGCTATCACTAGGCCAGTCCCAAAAACTCAAAAAAGCATTGCAAGATGATGCATTGGGAGCAATCTACTCTGGAATTACCTCGATTGCAGATGCAACACAAGCCATAAATAATGGCTTTTATTCTTGGGCAACTATAAAATTATATTATTCAGTTTTCTATTTTGCACGTTCAATTATTGCCCTAGAGACTGATACTGCTATTTTGTACTCGGGTACTCATCCATGCTCTTGGCAATGTAAACCGGGCTTAAGCCCCATTGCCCGAAAAGGTACAACACATAAGGTTGTCTTGAATATGTTTACGACTTTATTGCCAAACCATTTTCTTCTGTCGCAACAAATTGATATGAAAACTCCTTTTGATTGGATGAAGGACTTGCGTGAAGAAATAAACTACCGCACCCCTAAATTTCAAGAGCCAGATGTACCAGAACATTTTAAATTTATTGCAAAATATAGTACTAGAAAAACATTATCTGCCTATGCATCCGATGACCAGCATCTTTATACCTTTGACAAGGATCATGCCATATTAGCTTTTCCACTAAGCGCTCTAAAAAGCACATTCGATAGCTTAAGCAATGCCAAACTAGAAATAGATAAAGATGATGTCAATTACCTAATAAGCACCTTTTCAGATAAACACGGGCCAATCCCTGAGATTGCTAGCTTATTAAGAAAGCGTAAGTAATATGGTTCAGAAAACAACATTTAAAATTGAATGTAGCTGTGGGCATATCGGCAATCTTTCAATGCGTGAAAACGATGCACCTTTCTCCACCCAATGGGAAAGATATGAATTAACAGGCTTTAATGGTGGATCATCTTGTGGAAAGGATCCGGGATGCATGTCTTTAAAAGAGGTTTTTTCCGAGCTTGCTCCAACCTGCCCCAATTGCAACCAACCCATCATTGAGGGCAATATTAAAAAGGGTTAATTACACAACCTCGAATTAAGCAATGTTTTAGTGGTGGGTAGGCAAAAAGCAAAGAACTCCGGGGATAGGTGCCCTGCCATCGTATGCAGCAGAAGGGACTTGTGTATGCCTCTTTTTCCATCGCCAGTTCTCTAGAATATGAAGGCAATTTAATCAAATTGTACGAATGAAATCTGGGGGTATTTTTGGGGGTACTCTTTGAAATTCGTACCTTTTTGGTGGCACGTAACCATATGATTTTGGAGTACAAAATGGCGTTTAGTTCGATCTCCGCCGAC